GGCAAGATGATTTTTATATTTTTGCCAAGAAAATCAACGGCTTTCGCCAGGGGAGGAAGTATCGTTTTTGCGAGATTGGTTACCACTTTCCCCAGATCCTTCAAAATATTAGATACTGTGTTAATGGCGTTCCGCAGTCCGCCGCTTTCAAAGGACCGCTTTAAAATATTTACGGTTTCTTTTACCGGCTTTTGGATCTCGCTGGGTAAGAGCTTTATCAGGCCGTCCACTAACGCGCCGACGATTTGTTTTGCTGCTTGGATCAGCTGGGGCGCGTTATCTCCAATCCCTTTTATAAACGACTGGATAAATCCTACAGCCAGATCAACAACGCCCGGCGCCGCTTGCGCAAGCTTGGTGCAGGCGTCAGCCAGAATAGAGCCAAAAGCCGTAACAACGCCCTCCACACCGTTGCTTGTAAAGGCGCTTTGCAGCTCCTCCAGCCAGCCATTGACCGTGGGAAGAACCGAATCCTTTAAGGTGTTGGTAACGCCTTGGGTTAGTTCTCCGATAAAGGACATAGCGTTATCCTTCAGCGTGGACATCTGCCCGTTAAAGGTTTGGCTCTGTGCCTCCATTGCCTGGTAAAACTGGCCGCCCTCGCTGGTAGCGTGCTTGAAGGCTTCCGCAACTTCCTCTGCTGATACCCCACCGGCGGACATGCGTTCTTTTAACTCCGCCATGCTCTCGCCGGTCATTTTGCTGATCTCGTTTAAAGGATTGAAGCCCGCGTTGACAAACTGTAGTAAATCCTGCCCGGACAGCTTGCCGGCGCTTCCAACCTGGGCAAACGCCAGGGTTAAGCTGTCAAACCGCTCCTTATTCCCCTGGGATACGTCCCCAAGCATTTGAAGGGTGGGGAGAAGATCTTCCGCAGAGGTTCCAAAAGCTAAAAGGGTTTGAGAAGCTTTTGCCAAATCTGAGGTTTCAAATGGGGTTTTGGCCCCCATTTCCTTCAGATTGTTAACCAGCTTTGTGGCTTCTTCCGCGCTGCCAAGCATCGTACCAAAGGAAGTAATATATTGTTCCATTTGGGAATTGTACTTAACGCCGGAAAGAACAGCGGCGCCAAACGCACCGCTTACCGCTCCAATCGCGGTGGCTGTTACTTTCAGCCCGGTTTTCGCAATGCTCCCCAGCTTTTCAATTCCAGACTTAAAACCGGAGCTGTCAACCCTGGTATCAAATTTTAAAGAGCCATCATAAGCCATAATCTCACCCTTTCCTGTGAGGTCATCGGCTCATAATGGCACTACTTGACCTGTTTCCCGTTATTTATCTTGATTTCAAATATCTGTTTGCAGTTCTTTCCTTTGCATTTAATAAAAACGCCCTTACAGTCAGCCGTCTGGCTTAACCGCAAAGGCATTTCATACCCACAATATGGGCATTTCACTTTTCCAATAGGGGTCACCACCTAATTTTAGGCATAAAAAAGCATCTGTCAATTAAACAGATGCTTACTAATTAACCTATATATTTCAATGAATTTAAGACATCGTTATAAATACCGCGATATGACTCTACTTCTTCTGGGGTAGTATTTAAAATAAAATTTACGCCTCCAGAGGAACATTCAAACATAGATTCTAGATGTTGTTCATCATGGTTATCTATAACATCGGTATATTCAAGATACCAATAGGAAGAACCAGGTTGTGTTCGTTCTTCTGCATAAATTTTAATAGAGGATTCGCTAACACCAGACTGTTGCATTGCTTTAAAATAAGAATCCAACTCATTTTGCGATCGTATCGCACTTGGAGTGTTTAGAACGCGCAATTCGGTATTTTCAGATAGTTTGTAGACCCAACCCAAGCGTTCCATTCCTATTTCTTTAGATTCCCACTTAGGCGGTACAAAAAAGGATATATTGTGAATTTGGTATTGTCCATCAGTAATTTCTTCCGTTGAGGAGATTTGGTTCTCCCCAGAAGATGAGATGAGAGAAGATTCTCCCTCTTTTTCGCTTTCCATATCCGCCGGATTAGGTTTAGATGATACGGCCTGCGATGATTCATTCGTAGAATTTAGATCATTTCCTTCTTGACACCCGGTCAAACACCCGATGGCAAGGATAACCGCCAAAGCCCCACAAAGTACCCTTTTCATTGCATCTTCCTCCTTTTTCCTAGATTATAGCACGATGTGTATTCATTACACAACCCTGTCAAGAAAAAGGATTAGAGCACCTTGCTCACATCTCCGCCGTTTAAAAGGGCCTGCTCGATAGCGTTCAGCTTTTCCCGCTCAGGCTGGGAGAGAGGAATCGCAAACTGCTTTTTCATTTTCCGGTAAAACTGTTTTTGCTCATTGCTCATTTTCGACGTGATGTCAATGCTTCGGTAACCCATGATTTCCACAATCCTGGAATCGGATTTCAGCCCCAGAAACATGGCTTTGAATTTCCACCAGTGAAGATAAGGAATATCCTGCAAATCTACGCCGTACTGCTCCAGAAAGGCCGCAAAAATGTATTCGTCGTCATAGGAATAGGAATAAATCTGCGCCCCCTTCCCGGCGCTTACAGCGCAGTTTTCTTCCTTTCCGGCCCGATAGAACCACAGCATTTTGTCAATGGCTTCTTCTATAGGTGCCGGCGGCTTAAAGCTGTTTTTTAAATCGCCCGTGTCATAATAAAGGCTCAGGGCTTTTACTGTTTTGTCCAGCTCGGAAAGGGAGGAATCCTCCATCATCATTTCAAAACGGACAGAGGCGCGAAAATCCGAATTAATCGGAACCTCCGCGCCGCCGATGGTTACCGTTTTGGGAGCCGGGTCTGTCAGGATATTCATTTCTTTGCCCGGCGCTGGGCGCGGTTTCCGGAATACTTAGCCGTGACAGCTTTCGCCATAGTTTCAAGCTCAGCCTTTTCCGCGTTAATACCGTCCACCAACTCCTGAAACGCGTTCATTGCGACTTTTAGATTCACCACGCCGTCAAAAATTTTGACCGCGGTTCCCGCACCCCAAAGCCTGTCAAACGCAGCGGCCACAGCTTCACAATTTTCCCTTACAAAACCCGCCCAGGTGTTTTCCGGAGAATTTGCGTCAATGGAAGCGATTTTTTGAAAGGTTTCTTCCATCACTCTTTGAATGAAATCCGCCTTATCAGCGTCAAAGATATCATAGTCCAGCTCTTTTCCGTTTACGGTAAACATCGGCTGTGTCCTCCTTCTTATCACACGGATTCAGCGGCGCCTGCTTCGGTGAAGGTTTTTGTAGTGGTGTTAAATTCACCGTCTACAAAGGTTCCCACGTTGTTCAGGTTGCCGGTGACCTTGATGGTCTCGCCGCCAGCGCCGGCACAGCTTGCCACCTCTACGGCTACCCTGAATTTTCTGGCCTTAAAGGTGTTTTCCTTAGAAGCTACCGGCTCGAACAATTCAACCCGAATATAATCGCGCTCCGCGTCGGCGCCGGTCAGTTCGTCCCGTCCGATCTTGTAAAGCTCCATGACCGCTTCCTCAGATTTGATCAGATCGGTGTCAAAGGGGAACTGGGGCTGATAGCCCTTCACAATGCTGGACGCGGCCTTGTCGTTGATATACGCCTTGGTGTCCAGCTGGGCGGCGGGGTTCTCGTCCAGGGTGTTGAAGCCCGCGCCCATCAGCGCGTAGGTTGTATCGCTGTCCCCGGGAATGCCTAAATAGTCCGCGATTTGGAACCGCATAATGGTTTCATTTGCCATAGTTATACCTCCTGAAAGTATTGAAGCCTGCACTGGATTTGATATTTTCCAGTGTCAGGCCCGGTTGTGAATAGATAGCCCGTGCTTTGGGCTTCGATTTTTTGTGGGATTTTTCTTTCCGGCAGGCTTGGAAAATTGCCGGTTCTGGTCTGGACTTCCAGCCATGCCGCCAGATTCTCATAAAATCCGCTGTTGGCAAGGTTCTGCAAAACGTCCGGTCCATAATCATTGACGGACCGGATCACAAACAGGTATTGCCGCACGCTGCTTCCGCCAATATACTGCTTTACGATCTCCGTGGCCGGGGTGGTATCGATGGAATATTCCACCTCTGGGCCTTCCGGCAGATAATCTACATTGATCGCGCTGTCTCCCATCAACGGACAGGTCAGGAAATAATCCCGCAGAGATTGAATAATAGTGTCAGCCATGCTATTTGCCTCCTGAAATCTTTTTTGCGCCCCGCAGGATTTCGTCCTTGTGGTCGATCTTCATGCGTTCGAACCACTTCGCGCCTCTCTGTGAGTCATAGGGACGGCTGACCGAAGTCCTGTAATACTGAGCGGCGGCGTAGGGGGCGATGTAATTGACTTCACCGGAGCCAACATCGGTTCCCAGTATGCCAGATTTATCCAGCATACCAGTCTGAAAAGGAACATAGGGGGAGGAAAGGCGTAAAACCTCGCTGTCTACAAACCTTTGGGTTTGGTTGAACTGGTCGCTTCTTTCAGCGCTGAAATTTTTATTCCATTCCAGCCTCGCTATGATTTTTCCGTTTTTGCCGGTTGTGGTGAAAACCGCGCCTTTGGGTGTTTCGATTTTAAAGCCTCCAGCCATCGTTATTTCCCCTCGATTCTCCAGTGCCGCATCATGGGAGTACCCCTTCGGTTGTCCCTTACCGCGGTTACCACAAAGCACTCATATTTTCCGGTTAATTGGGAAGGGCCTGTGATTTGGTCTGTCACAAGCCCTTTTACCACAAGATCGCCGTTTGATATAACAATTGCTTCCTCGGTGGGAATCCGCACGATATAGGAATCCGCCGTATTCAGTCCGGTATCCCCTACAGAAACGGCCTGCTTTCCGTACCAGTTAACGCCAGGATACTGCCTGGAAGTCCACTCCTTCAGCCGGGTTTCCTTGTTGTAGGTTTCATGGTAGATGGTGATATCCGCGTTGGTTATCATGGCATCACCTCACACAAAGGACCAGCCGGAAAACACCAGCAGGTTGACAGGGAAGGAGAGGTGACGCTTCATAACCGACAAAACGCCGGCGTTGGCTTCTGTCTGGCCGGAAAAGGAAACGCTGTATCCGTCCACGTTTTCAGACTGAATCCCGGAGGCCGCCCCTTGAAGCGTCGGTATGATATCCGCCAAATCACACTCGCACGCCGAGAGCTGCGGCCCCATTGTTTCCGCTGAGGCCGCTTGTCCCATCGTGTAATAATCAATGAGCTCAGACGCTTTTTGCGCGTTTGCCTGATACTCGCTTTCCGGAAGCTTTCCGCCCCGCTGCTGGTACTGCTGATACGTTGAGTACATTCGGGGACACCTCACTTCAACCGCCCGGAGAGGTTACCACCTTACGCACACGGGCCAGAGTGGCGTTGGTCACCTTATACCCGGTATTCATTTCCACCTGGGCCAGGGAACCAGCAAAGCGCTCGGAATCAATCACTCTGGCTACCTCAAAGTTGCTGATCACGGACAGGGCCTCGTGATAGTACATGACATACTGCACCGTGGACATATCAACCGTTTTCTGCGCGCCGGTGCTGTCATAATACTTAATAGAGCCTTGGGCGCCGTTGGCTTCCACAAAGGTCATGCCCAGCCACTGCCCCACATTTCCGGTGCTGGCGATCCGGTCATTCATGACCGGAGTGAAGTCTTTGCCGGCGGCAAGCAAGACCTGGCTGTAGAAAGCCGGGGTGCACATGACTACGTTAGCCCGGCCCTTATCCTCCACGATTTCCTGGCGTGTGGCGATGATATCCTCCTTAACGTCGGTGATCGCCGTGGTCAGTGTGGCGGCGGTTCCCTCCTGGGCTAAGCAGGCAAGGCCGCACTGCATCCAGCCTTCGCGGATTTCCTGAGTTGCGGTCGAGAGGGCTTCTTCAGCCACGCTGAACTCTACGGCGGCCGCCTGTACTCCATAGATTTTATAGGAGCGCTGGAAATTGTTATTCAGCTGAATCGGAATTAAGGTATCTGATACGGCGGTGTCCGAGAAATCCCGGCCCGGAGTTCCGGATTCCACCGCGGAGGTGGTAAGCTTATGCACATAAATCTGACCCGCCGGCCCGATTTGATATTTGTCTGTGCAGGTCACGCCGGGCACCAGCACAGGGTTGTAATAAAGATTAGGCTCCAGAATACCGGAGTATCTTTCATCTACGTTTAAAGAACCGTATTTAATTGACATGGGTTATTCTCCTTTCGGGTGATAGAATGGATTGTTTTTGTACTTTTCATCAAGAAGCTGCTGCCCTGTTTTCTTGGAAGCAGGTCCTTGTCCCGGGACGGTAATAGTGGGCGCCGGTTTGTCCGGGAGGAAGGCGGAGGGATCGCTTTCCTTGTACTTGCTTAAGAAATCCTCAAAGCCCAGGACCTTATCCTCCTGTACGGGAAGCTCAGCCGCCTCCAGATCGGATAAAAACGCCTTTTTGGCGCTCTCGCTGGAAAACTTAATACCGCCTGCGGCTTCCTTCAGCAGATAGCCGCGCCGGATTTTATTGATCTTCGCGTCGGCTTCCGTCTGGGCCTGCTCAGCCTTCGTTTTCCATTCGGGGTCGTACCCCTCCAGCTTGCCGTTGGCCTCTTCAAGACGGCTTTTGAAATCGTCTCTTTCAGCAGTCAGGGTCTCGATGCTGCGCTTTTGCTTTTCAATATCCGCACCATGCAGATCCATGATTTTTTGCACGTCCTCGTCGGATAAATTGAAAGCCTTTAAATCTTCTCTTTTCATGGGAATCCTTTCTTCCATACGCTTTTTACGGGGTCGCTTCCCTTTGGCGGTCACAGTTTTACGCCGTATCCGGGGCAAATTTGGGTATAACAAAAGGCCCGCACATTTCTGTACGAGCCTTGCGCTATTAAATTTGGATATAAAAATACCACCCCTGATTTTTCAAAGGTGGTTAGGCGCGATAGGTTACTTTTGAGATATCTTCTACCTTGACGAAGGGCATATCAATTGTTCGTCCTTCTTCGTCGCATATCTCGATCATGAACACCCTTCCGTCTTCATAAGTTTCCAGCACAGTGCCTTCTCTGCCGTCATTTAAAAGGACGGCGTCCAATTCTTTAATTTTCGTAAATATCACTCCTTATCTACAAATGCGGTGACTAGTCGAGGGTGATTTTCCCCATTATTAATGATCCAGCCAGTTTTCACTTTGGCGGATTTTCCGTTGGGCCCCAATAATCTCATAGTAACCTCGAACGGCTGACCGTATTTTGTGTTAGAACGCATTTTGGCAGGATACCTAGAAAGATTCTGATAAATATTTTTAATCAAGTCTTCTGCATTATCCACAGTATATCCTAATGCCTTTTCAAAAGCAATAGCCTTGTTTTTCCCTTTACTTTCTTTATTAAGCGCATAAGCTGTAAATTTTTCTTTTGGAATCACAGCGTTTTTATGGTGCGGGAGCAATGTCTTTTGAAATTGCGCTCTGGCTCTCGCGGCCTGGCTTCTTCCAAACCCGTAGACCTGGCTCCTGAATTTATCCTCGCCAAGCCCTGTCTGGGTCAGAAAGTCCTTTTGCTTCGCCCTCCAGGCAGCCAGCTTGGCGCTGGCCTCCGATGTGTCCAGAACAGCCGCGTCCATCGCCAGATATTCCCGTTTCCACCGCCTGATCTGTCGCTCCAAGTATCTTTGCTGCTGGGTGGCGTCGTAGTAGGGAAGGGTTCGCCCATTGTATGTAACGGTTTTGTTCTCATATTCTCTCAGCTTAGCCCTGGAATATGCGCGCTCGGACAAGCCCTCAAAATACGGAAAAAAGGAGTGGCGGCAGTTCCAGCCGCACAGCCCCGGGCCGGTTCCGTAGCCAGTGGATTTTACGAAATCTGGATACTTACGGCTTTTCCCGGAACGGCTGAATATTCTGCCCTGCCAGTCCATGTGTTCCGGTCTGGCGCCCATGTGGGCAGTGGTTTCCACCAGGTCGCATTCCATTTCGTCAGCCCTGGCGGTCTGTATTCTGGCCGCCGTTTGATTGACCCCAGTAAGGACCGCCCGACGGACAGCAACGTCCATTTTGTCCGTGTGCCCGCTGGGATATATAATTGCGTCAATTCCTGCTTTGGAAAGGCTTTTTACAGCGCTTCTTACTGCGTCTTGGTAAGAAAACGCGCCGGAGGTTATATCCATGTAGGCGGCGTCCAGAGCGTTCTCAAACTGCCTTGAGGCCGTGTCAGCCGTAGTGCTTGTCAGGTTCTCAAAAAGCCTCATGGTTTTGTCGGAGCCGGCTTTAATTATTTTCTGCAAAGCCTCACTGTCCCGCAGCGCTTTTGGGCTTAAACCAGCTGCCCGGTAGATTTGATCGTCATAATACAGCGCTTCTTCTCCGGCTTCTACAAGCAGTTCGTTAATCTCCCCCTGGGTTTTCCCGGTAAGGCGCTGTAAATGGTATCGGATAAATTCCCGTTCCGCCCCGATCTGCTCCAGCCGCCACATCTGCCATTGGGCGGTTTCCGTCAGCGCTCCGGTTTTCGAAATGCGCCGCGCCATATCCTCCAAAATCCTGATTTCCAGGTCGGCGTAAAGCTCAACAACACGGTCGGGCAGGTGGTCGATATATTCAGGGGAGAGCATGGTTAATCACTCCCGAACAATATGTTTTCCGGCGTCTCCGGTTCTGGAAGCATGGCTTTCGCTTCCTCCTCTGATACGCCGAAATACCAGCTTGTGAGCAGTTCCGGCCTGATGTATTTGCTGTCCGCCATTGCCTTCCTGCGGGAGTATTCCACACCGGTATCCTCAAAAATGGAATCTCCATAGGTGACGGAAGGCTCAAAGGCTCCGGCTGGGGCCAGGCGGTACAGCGTCGAATATACATCGAACCAATATAGAGCGTCGATCAGCCCGGAGGTCATGCCCCGGTCCTGCACCGCCTTGACGGTGTTGTAGGTGGTGCGGTCGTCACTGATCACCTGGGTGGCCGTTACCCTTCCGGTTTGGATATCGATATTAAAGGTTCCTTGAGAAAAACCAGTCTGCATTTCCAAAATCCGAAGCTGAGTATCAAAGATGGATTTATAATTCTCCCCCCGCAGCTCCGGCGTATAGTCTGCCCAGGGCTTGTCCACAGGCATGTCGATTGTCATGTAATAGTCGCTGGCAAGCTCACGAAAAGGAATCGCAGGCTTTCCGTTGATCGGATCCTTAACCGCAACGCCCCGGTCTAATACCATGCGCCGCTTTCCGGTATCCCGTTCCCACAGAAACTGTTCGTAGGTTTTGTCCAGCTGGATAATGCTGTCCACGGCGTTTGCGTAAATGCTGATAGGGAGGGGCCCGCCGTCGATATTGTTCAGCATCGGCATTCGGATTAGGCCGAAGTGAGGCCGGTCTACACCTGAAATAAAAGCTTCGGGCTGAAGGTCCGCCCAGCGTTCTACCTCAGAAAGAGAGAGCTCTCCGCCGATTCCATCGGCTTCTTTTAGCCGGTAAGCCCGGTTGGTAATGAGAAGGCCGTCTTCCTGAAGGGCAAATTCCTCGATGCGGACTACTGGCTTTCCGTCCTTCAGACGGTCAAAATCCGTAAAGAACCCGGATTCGATTCTCTTGTTTGGGCCGAAGCCTTTCGGGAATATCCGGGAACGTGGGATAATCTCCACGTAGACTGACCCGCCCTTTACAAACGGCTTTATTGCGGCCATGCCGCCGGCCCCCGCAAGCTGTACCGCCTCGTTGATATTAGGAAGCAGATTGCCGGCCGCCTGTTCCGAGATATATTTTCCCCGCTGGCCCGCGCCCGCGTCTAGGGTTAACTCGCTGGTCGCAAGCGTCGCCAGATAGCTGGTGATTGTCTGCGCCAGCTTCAAGGAATGGGGAGGCTGGTTGATTAAATAAAACAGATCGTCCCAGGTTCGAATTGCTTCCGCCATATACGACGATAGATCCGCGCCCAGCTTTTTAATTTCCTTTAGATTCAGCATCTTCATCACCGCCTCCTTGATTAAATGAAAAAGTCCCATGCTTACACCCCTCCACGTTTCCAAAGGTATTCCGTGCCGTACCTTACGGCGTCAATATGATGATTGTCCGCGTCGGGGTATCCGTCTAAAACTTCCCCGGTTTTTTTGTCCTGCTCGTATTCGTATTCAGAAAACTCCTTTTCGGTATCCGGGCATCTGACCGGATCTATCCAGATGCAGTCCAGGCTTTGCAGCCACTTATGGCTGTATTCCACAGACCCTGGGCCTTTCTCGGCGCTCCGGCAGTATAAGCCGTAAGCGTTGTAGTCCCCGACGCTTTTCGGCTCCGCGCTGTCCGCCGTGATTCTGTCGTTTCCAGTGAGGCCCTTTGCCTTTAGAATATCGGCTGTTTCCCAGTTTCCTTTCCGCCTGGCGGTTGCCTCGTCAAAAATATACAGGGTTTTCCTGGCCGCGTCATACTGCATTCCGTTGTACGCCCAGGGGTCTGGATAATAGCCCCAGTCTACCCCGTGGAGCCTGCGGTCAAAGGAACGGACCATTTCGTCCGGAATCGGTTCCAATTTCAGGTTTTCAAATACCTGGGTTCCGCTGCCGACAACCTCTCCCAGATACTCATGACGGTAGGAGGTTTCGCTTTTTGCTTTGAGCCGTTCCGCGTCCGCAAGGAATCTGGGTCCAAGCCATTCCTTAGGCGTTGTCAAATAGGTGCTGTGATGAATCAACTGGCTGTCCCGCCGTTCCTTTACATACCGGTTGGCCCAGTTTCGGGCAGAGGAGGGAGGGTTAAAGGATTTCAGGGTAAAAGAAAAGGAACCTCCGCGCAAAAGCGACTGTTCCACATTTCTGATTACCTCAGGGCCTCCGAATTGGTCAAGCTCTTCAAACCAGGCCATTCCAATATATCCGAACGGCACTTTGATGGATTTTATTTTTCCCGGGTCGTCCATGCCGAAAAACATGATCTTTTGCCCAGTAGGAAGGTAAGTACATTCCATTGGGGAAACGGTGCATTTGAATTTCTGAGTTAATCCCAAAGCAGTAACGGCCCAGCATATTTGTGCGTAAACGCTGGTCCGCAGCGTGTTTGCAACCTGGCGCATCACCACGGCGTGGCAGTCGGGGTGCCTTATAAGCAGCAGAACCAGTTCAACTGACGCGAAGCTGGATTTTGTGGAGCCTCTGCCGCCCTCTAGTACCGCTTCGTCAATGCGGCCCATTCTGATCTGCCGGTGAACGTCGTAAAAAGCGGGGGAGACAATGCCGGATAATTTAGATGTCGTCAATGATCTGAACCCCGCTTTCGTCTTTTGAGGATAATTCCCTTCGCATTTCAAAATACAGCTTGATTGCTTGAACATCTCCGATAGAACAGCGCCGGATCAAGGCTTTCCAAACCGTTGAAAGCTCGCTGCTTGTAAATTTAGAAATCAGGCTGTCCACATATTGGGTAAACTCCGGCTTATCCAGCCATTTGTAATAAGTGGAACGGGCTACACCGCATTCCCGGCATAACTCTGTGATGCTCCCGGTGAAGTCCGGATTTGCTAATAATTCCGCAAGTTTTCTTTGCTTGCTTGTTAGATTTAATTCGTTCGACTTTGTCGCCATACCACCACCGCTTTACAAATTTAATTTAACAATTTCATTTCTGAGAATTTCAAGCTCCCGCGCCCGCCTGGTTCTGCCCTGTGGCTGTCCTAAAATATTGGCTATGCGGTTCTGTAAGGCCTGTTTTAGTTCACGGGGGTATTGACATCTAGGCAAGGCGCAAATATGCTTTCCCGCCGTCTTGTAGCCGTCAAAAACACACTTTCCATCTCTTGGGCAGTACATAAAAATCACTTCCTGTTTTTGGATATCAAAAAAGCCCTTAGCTAATAGCAAAAGGGCTGAAAAATATTTTATCGAACACGCATCTTGTCATCTCTCTAGGTATGTTGGCGGCGTGTCTGCCGTCCTCTCATTGTGGACTATCCGGCGTTGCTCTCCGTCGTGTCACAGTTGCTATCGGTCTGTATTCCGTCCGGCTGTCGGAGGGGAGCGGCCCCGCAGTTTATAAGGCGTCAAACTACTATCAATTCCCGGATAGATGGGAGGAATTCGTAAGACGCCTGTTCAGTATGTGTCTCCGCCACGCCTGTGCTCAGGTAGACCACGGAAACATGAAAAGCCTAGGACTTTTTGGCATCTGTGCGTCATGGTACGCATCGTTGAGAGGCGAGACGGGTTCTAATTGGTTCCTGGCGCAAGAGTTGAACTTGCTCCTCAAGGCTCATGAGGCCTGCGACTTAACCGTTTGTCCTGCCAGAAATACAGCGCGGATATTATCGCCGTCCGCGCTACGGCTGTTTGGAGGTCGTACAAGGAATTCTTATGTTCACTTTTCCACGATATCATTATACATCGGATAAACCGGACAAAACGGACATTTCAATTTTTTTCTAAAAATCTTTCTACAATCTTTCGAACGCTATCTCCAGAGATGTGTTTATCCATTTTTCTCGCAATTTGGGGCCAAGTTTTCCCTTTGATGTACTTCAGCCTAATAATGCGCCTGATCTTGCTATCCTGCACAGAATCAAGAAAATTTTCGATTTCTGCCCTCTGCCGTTCCAGTTGAATTTTTTTGTAGGTTAGTTTTAAATCTAGAGAATATGTATCGCTCGATAATCCCTGTATAGTAATACTGTGCTGTGTATAAGGATAGTCTTCCATTGATCCGGTGACGATGTCTGACACAGGAGATTTTCTTTTGTCCAATTCAGCTTCCAATTCCTTTATCTCTTCTTTAATGCTCGTATATTGTTCTAGCTGTTCTTTTGTCAATTTTTCAACCTCCTGACAGTCTTTTTATCACACTTCTCCGGCGGGCAGCCTCTAGGCTTACCGGTATCCAGAAGATAATTACAGTATTTAACGAAGCCATGTCCGTGGGTTGCCAGTGCTCTATAATAGACGCACCCTTCACAGCTTTTCCGATTCATGTGCTTTGGCGTCTTTGCAGTAGAAGTCGTCTGGCTTGTCTGTACACTTCCGATAACCGATTTGGTCAATCCGTTCATCTGGTTTCAAGTGGTAGAACGGGCATTGGTCTGTGTTCCTATGTACGCAGTCCTTGCAAGTGGTGTGCGGTTTGGGCGGGTCTTTGCTTGCCACCAGAACGGAACAAAGCAAGAAGCCTAACGGTGCGCCTAAAAAGTACCCTAAAAGTAATAATTGCCAGCCTGCCATATCAATTCTCCTTCCTCTCACCGTAGCTGCAATGATGGTTATCTTTACAATGATGCAAAGAATTTGAACAATCAACCCATAGCTTTTTTGTTCCGTCATCATCAAATTCGTAACTTTCATCTGCTTCCCATTTTATACAATCCTTACACCTAACTACGGGGGCAGCGTCGTTTAAATGCAGCTTCATTAATTCCGATACTGGTGTATACTCTCCGCAGCCAAAACAGCCAATAGCAAGAACTCCATTAACGATATCAATATCAAGAGCATCACCACACTTAGGACACCAAATTCCATTTTTAGCGGCTAATCCTCCGTTAACCGCATTTAGAATTTCCTTTATTTCTTCCGGCTTAAGGCCAATGGCCTCGTAATCCAACAAATCCTTTACCACTTGATCTCTTTCATGTCTTAGGTGGTAGAGTTCGGCTTCCAGTTCTTTAATATATGGAATTTCCTCGTTAAGCCACTTTACATTTGCCTGAAAGCAATCCTGCGAATATTGGTGCCAACTTCCGTCTAATGCGTAATAATTCCTATTTTCGTCATCGAAGCAGGCGTCAGACGGCCTAAAAATCATAAATTCTGCCGCAATTTGTTCCGGGGTCATATTTTTGAGCTTTTCAAAATTTGTCATAACTGATCCTCCTCAGGCGGTTCTGGAAGCGGGCGCCAGTAGGCAACTCCACTGATTTCGTAGTATCCACATTCTGAATCAAGATCATAAAAACCACCGCGATGCTCATTGTAAAAATCCCAATCATCAACTGAATTTAAATCAGAGGCATAAGATAACACATCTATACACCAGCCAAGCCCTAAAGATGAAAAACAGCACAAATATTTACCATCTTCCGGCAACCTGTCCTCAACACTGATCCAGTTGTTCGGCTGGGTTAGGGTGGGCAATGTCTGTGCATACTCCAGAACAGATTCCACACCGAATAGGAAATGAGGGTCAGCATTTTTCTCATCGTAATGTTCGCTCCCGCGTCTGAGTGGATATTGCAAGAGTTCATCTAAATCAATCAGTCTCTTCATCTTTCAGCGCCTCCAATCTCTTTATAAGTGTATCCGCAACATTATCCGTTAACGGTTTTCCGCACACTGGGCAAAACTCAGCATTTGTCCAAACTACTTCGTCTCCAACAACAACCGAAAAACCACGGTCGTCTAAAAGAGAGCACTCCCAATTTTCTGGCTTTTTTCCTTCGTTGTTGCACCAAGAACAGCCTTTCCACACTTTCTCAACCTGTTCCCGACTGACGGGGTATAGAGCGGCAATAGCAATATCAAGAGCTTCATGCAATTCGATATCTGACTTCCTGCCTTCAATGGTTGTTATAGGGATAAGCAAATCCCACCATGCACCATTTTCAAGAACTTCAATCGCTTTTTCCTTTGTCATTGCTTAGTCCTCCAAATCCATCTTAGCGCCGCAGTTGGGGCAGTAGTTGGATTTTGTCATAATTCCTCTTGTGCCTACTGTATACTTTCCGCAAGCAGAACACTCAAGCACCGGGACAATATCATTCCATATATTTTCTTTCTGTACTTCTATCCACTTCCCATGCTTCACCTCTGCCACGTCGGCGGCGGGTAGCAGTTCAATCATTTTTGCCACATTATCAAAACACACGCTGTATTCACTTAATCTGCCCATTTCTGCTTTTGCTCTCAAAATTCTAACCAGTGCCGCTTTTTCTAGGTACTCAGTCATTGTCAATCCTCCTCGTCATCTGGGTATTCCGGCATAGCCGTCCAATGGGTCACTTCTCCCGGTTCTCTTTTGAATCCATAAACTACCCATATCCCATCATCAGAAATATATCCTTCATGTACAGTAGGGAAAGGTTTTTCTCCTGGCATTCTGCACAGTACGCTGACAAACGGTTTAGGGGTTATTCTGTTAACATTTATCCAGTCCATTGTCAATCCTCCTGTTTAGCTTTATAAGGGCAAGCATAAGAAAATGGTTTCCACGGTTGTATGGTTATTTCTGTCCTGTTAGGCTCATATGATATGGTTATTTCGCATTTTTCTTTGGTCGCTTTTTCAATTAGTGCGTTAAAATCAATATTTTCAAACATTATAAACCCTCCTGTTCCAAGCGAACATTTAATCTGTGTGTTTTCTTGAATTTTTGAACTTCCACCAAGTCCTCACAATCGTGAAGAATCATCATTTGTTCCAACATGATTTGAACGTCTGCGATCTCTTCGGCAATAGCTTCACGGTTATCTTTGCCCCTGGCGCGCTTACAAAGCTCCTTTTGCAGTTCTGACATTTCCTCAAAAACCATAAGTGTTTGAGCTTCAGCACCCCATTTATTCAGAGCTTCGCAATATATTTTGTGTGGCTTTAATTCAGTCATGGTTTATTCCCTCCAACGCTTTCTCAATTCTGGAAGCGAGATTGTCCAATACAGCCTCCAACTGCTCAGCAGTTTCTGCGCAGTAATCATCAGACGCCATTTCCCTTGCCGTGTAGGCCGATAGAGCGGCTTTTAGGGAAGAGTAGTATCCTGTTATTCTTTCAACCGTTTTGCCTAAATTCGGACTTGAACGCTTTGAAATAATATGGCGCTCATATAGGGCGACAGTACCATTTTTCAAGGTGCAGATCCGGTAATCTCCCAAGGTTAGGTTAATCATTACTTTTGTCCTCCGTTCCCGTCTGTGACTTCAAATCTAAGCTTCATCTGTGCGGGACATAAGTCCACGCTTGGACGGCGCTTTCCGGTCCATCGAAGCCCTCCAGCCCTGCCTGCACATTTCCAGCCGGCAGCCCTCAGGCTAGCCCCGTTCTCACTTTCTAATATGTAAGTGACAAGCTTATGGTAGCCCATAGCCCTGGCAGTTCTCCAGGCCGCCGCATAAAGCATGCTGCAAGCGTTGCGTGTGCCGTCTGTGCAAAGCCGGTTAACCTCCAAGGTCCAGCTGTCGTCAAGATAACGGCTGACGGGCCTTCCTACAATGGCAACGCCCACAATTTTTTCTCCGTCGGTGCAGCCAATAGAAAATTTGTGCCCTGTGACAGGCTTATGGTGTCGGTGATGCTGCTCTACAAAAGCATTGGCCTCCTTTAAGCTTATCGGACATATCTCAAGCAACTAAATCACTCCTTATTTCCCGCCTGTTTGCGGCGGGGTTAATCTCTTTCAAAATCGAGCTTCATTTCATCAACGATCACCCGGTCTAAATGTTCCCAAAAGATTTCGTCTTGATCGTGTTCGGCGGAAAGCCTGCTGATTCCATTGATTACCGCTAGGCATCGCTTCGAACCAAAGCCGAAGTTACGGTTCAGCACATAGCACATCAATTTAAAGTACTGGCGCAGAAGCCTTTCCTGATCCGCTTTTACTACCTGCCGGGAATAACTTTCAGCGGCTTGTAATTGTTTTTTTGTAAGCTTGGCTGAATTAGGAATCCTGGCCTTCACTTAAATTCCTCCCGTCCAAAATCTCAATGAGCCTCCTGCACACAGGACAGCCGCTCTGCTCCACCTTCTTAAACCAGCCTGCCAGCGCTGTACGGATTTGGTCGACGTATTGGTGAAGCTTCAGGTCGTCCTTCTCTTTTTTCCGCGCGTCCTCGTACTCTCTCCTGAGGGCTTCTTTTTCCTCAGCGGCTTCGTCCTTGGAAAAAGCACCGCGCCGGTAAGCATGATACAGCCAAGCAAGCCCACGGTATGCAACTCGCTCTAAAGGAAGCGCGGAACGGGGAAGAGGCTTCCCGTTTCCGGCGAGGGCGCAAAGCTCATCAAAGGTCATGGCTGATCTCCTCGATGGTTACCTTTACGCAGGGATCCTCCGTGTACCGCTTGATAACCGTTAAATCGGCGATCTGAGCGTCGTCGTCATAAGCGATCCCGTTTAAAGCGTCCGCAACCACTTTCGCGATATTATCGGAATCAGGCTTTTTTGTAGGGAGAAGGTCTCCGCTTAACGCCGCGATCCTGTCTTTGTTGGAAAATGATTTGGGAACCTGAAATCCTGCGTAAATCTCCATCTTCAACGCTGGCTTTTGTTTTCCCTGAGTTCTGATTTTACCCAGGGCCCCATACCGTTGCAGAAATGAAGTTTTAATCAGATTTTCGTACAGCACTGTGTTTTCCGGCGTGTAGCTGTGCCCGGTTTTGCATGTCCTGGCCCTGGCTTTTCCCTGCGGCTTGCCAGGGATATAGAGCGTAACCAAGCTGTTCCCTCCTTTGTTATTTCAGCCTGTAATTTTTATGTGGGTCTTTGGCAATATCCCAGTGATATTCTTTCGTTCTCTGGTAAATCCTGCTTCCCACCGCCTCGTCAAAAAATAGAATTTGATCGACAGTCAATTCACTGGACAGAATCGTCACCAGGTTGTTATTATACCGGTAATTAATGAGTTCAAAAGCTACGTTGATATCGCCTTGTGTGGGGGCTTTTTTCCTGCCTGTCTCATCGTTCCCTGTGCGAAAAAAATCGTCTATGTAAAGCACAGGAACGGTTTTCAAGGGTTTAATCAGGTTTGAATATGCCGCGTCATCATTGACGACGGCTTTCAGCTTCAACGCCTCGTCCCGCCACAGCATATATTTTGCGCTGATTCCACGCTTTAAGAATTCACCTACCATAGCCGTACACAAATGCGTCTTCCCAGCCCCAACCTGGCCGCCGATAAAAAACCATTTCCGGTCGTGATCCTCCA